GTCCTGCCGCAATCGAAGCCATTCCCTGTGGCCCACTAAGAGCCTGGAGGGTGATGTTTGCGGCGATCCATCCACGAACCGCTATGACGATTGCGCGGATGACGCCAATCACTCTTGGCACAATCAGGACCATCGAGCCAAATGCAGCTACGCCAGCGATTACCTTTGCTGTCCCTTCGCTCATTCCGCTTTTGAAGCTACCGACCGATGATACGATGCCGCGAAGTCCGCTAGCAGTCGACTCAATGACNGGNAATAACGACGTCAGCATTTCGGCGGCGAGCACTTGTGCCTCGGTCTTGAGCAATGTCAGTTGCCCAGCCGCTGTAGCTGCATAGTTCTCCATCGCGTTAAAATACAGCCCGCCTGCCGAGGTGGATGTGTTGATCGATTCAGCGACCATCGCCGTGGTGACTAATCCATCGCTCATTTCGTCTCGAAGAGTCGCCATCGACTTCCCCGTTTTCTCAACCATGGCCTGTAGCGGGTTGAATCCGATGTTGACGAATTGCAACAAGTCTTGCCCGTTTAGTCGCCCGTTCGCACTCACTTGCCCCATCACCAGTGCGAGCGATTGCAACCGCTGTTCATTGCCCCCTGAAATATCGCCCAGTTGCGCAAGGAGTGGCAGCGTCTGCTCAATGCTCATGCCAAATCCTAGCATCGTTTTTGTAGCCTTAGACAATCCTCCAATCGTCAGCGGTGTTGAAGCTGCGAGCGATTGCAGTTCGGCAAACACAGCCGCACCTTTCTTGGCCGACCCGGTAAGCGTGTTGATTGCGATCGCAGACGTCTCCAGGTCCATCGCAAACCGGAATGTGCTTGTGATCGCGTGGAAGCCGACATAAACTGCGATTAAACCACGCATTCGCCCGATCATCGAAGCGATGCCACCAGCAGATCTCCCCCTAGCTGCACTGAGTCGCTCTGTTGCCGCCCGTGCTCGGATCTCTGCATCTGTGAGCGTCCGAGTTGCTTCCCTCGTCCGCGTTAGTTCATCTCGCAATCGTTGGTTTGTGCGAATGAACGCAGATTGAGAGACGTTACCTAATGCGTATTGACTGCGAAGTTCCCTCATCTGCATAGCTAATTGCGATGTCTTTGGGATGCTCTGAGCAACCATCGAATTCACCCGCTGCGTTGCCGCCGCGGCCGCCCGTTGCGCCGCCGCAGTGCCATCAGTCTCGGCTCGCAATCCTGCCGCCGCTGCCCTGGCTTGTCCGTACTCATCTCGCAGCCTGCGGTTGGTCCGCGCGAAGGCATCCTGCGAAATTCCGCCAAGTGCGTATTGGATGCGCAACTGTCGGATACTTTGTGCAAGCTGCGAAGTCTTTGGCACGCTCTGAGCAACCATCGAATTCACCCGCTGCGTTGCCACTGCGGCCGCCCGTTGCGCCGCCGCAGTGCCATCAGTCTCGGCTCGCAATCCTGCTTGCTCAGCCTTGAGTGCCGCCATTTTAGACTTCTGGGCACTCAACGCTTGGCCATACTGCCATTCGGTGATCGAGCCGGCCCGACGAGCCTGCAAGAGCAATCGCGATTCATCGATCAGTTTTTTGATTGGTGAGATCGAAGCGGTAACCATTCGATTAGCCGCGGTGATCGCTGCCGTATTGGTGTTGGCGGATTTTGCGCCGGTCGCAAATTGTGCATTAATCACCGCTTGCGCACGCGCGAACTCGGCTTGTGATATCGCTCCCGCTGCCATGACGGTTGCCAGCGAATTGGTAGCCGCCTGATACTTGCCAGCATCACCAGCAGCCCGCCGCATCACCGAATTGACAGCGCCGACGTCACGACGGACGAGACGGACGCCAGCCGATACACCAGACGTGTCGGCACCAATCTTGAGGACGAGTGCGTTAAGCGATGTGGCCATTTATCCGGTCGCCTTTCGTGCGTTTTCCAGTGCAATCTTCGACTGTAATTCCTCGTCCCAGTCAGCCGGCTTTCGCAGGCTGGGGAACACGGACTCGCATAGCATACGTGATCCTTCCACATGCCCGATCCTCTTCGGTTTTCGTCTATTCGTCAGCGGTGAATACGGCGGCACCCAATCCCCCGGCATGAAATCATCCACCTGCTGCGGCTTGATTTCGACGCCGTTTCCAGCGGCAACCATCGACAGCACCAGAGACGTGAGGCTGCTCTGCTCTGCCGATCGCTCCATCTCGCTGCCCCACGGCTCCACGCGATAGAACGCCCGCCAGATCGCGAGTGTTTGCGGTTCGATATTTTCGAGCCATGCGACCGGATTATCGACGCCTACTGCGAGGCAGACGCGACAAGCCAGCCGCAGCCGCCAGCTCAATCGGAGTTTCCCACCAGCTCGTCAATATCCTGGTCGTCGAATCCGACAAATGCCAGGCATGCCGAATACAGCGAGGCAATGACGGACGAATCCACTTTTCGCAAATTCGGCCAATCAGCCTCGGTAAAGAGCACCTCCTTTGCGTCATCGTCGACGACCATGGCCGTGATCATTGCCAGCTTTGCGTCTGGCAATTTTGCAACAGCGAGAGCACCGGTCTTACGGTTCATCGTGCTGAGCTCTTGCTCGCTTCGTTCGGTCTCTGTGAGTGACCGAATCGTAAAAGAACCGATTGGTGTCGGCACAATTTTGTAGCGTCGATTCGTTGCCGATAGCAGCAAATCCCGCTTACTCATCTTCGTCTTCGTCGAAGTCGTCATCCTCGATTTCCTCATCTTCTTGGGGTGGTTGTGGTGGCATGGTGACTGGCGAGCGTTCGCCAACCATTGCCGATACTTTTTTACGCAGCGCCGCTGCGGTTGCGTCGTCGATTCGCCGAATCAAACTGATTGGCGAGCCTGTTTTCTTGGATACGTAGCCCCACTGAAAACCGTTGACGATCAAAATCCACTGAGCAAATTCGATCTCGTCATAGCCGCCATCAGGGCGCTTGCGATATCCCGCTATGTCCTTCCGCAGTTCAATATCGAGTTCATCCCCGGTCGATCGTTTGGTTACAGTACTCATGGCGCTGGCGTTGTTGCGACGGTGTAGGTCGGGCCGGTGCGCCCGTTGAATTTCCATGTCAGGCTGCCCTCTTGCGCGGTATTGTTTTCCATATCAGGAAAGGAAATCTTGGTAAAGAATCCCGTGCCAGTGAGCTTGGCCGCAACCGTCTGTGTGCCGAATAGCGGCCACGTAATCGTGAGCGTGTCGCCATCGCCAGCCACCGCGGAAACGTCGGCCGAAACGTCGCCAAGCGTCGGCATTGCAACGCCTGAATCCCAATTGCCCTCGATCGATACTTCATCGATTTCGGCAATGTCCTCGGGGATCAGCAATTGAGCCTCGCCACGAGTTCGTGTGATGTCTGTAACGTCGATCGTGCCAATGGATTTGCCACCTACTGCGATCTTTTTAATGCCCACAACAATGACTTGCGACACAAGAGTTGCGATCGCACCATTGCCTGTATTTTCGGTTCCCATCTAAACTTCCTCAAGGTAATAAAAAGCGTAATCTTGACTTGTGACGTAACGAAATTCATCCGATCCATCTTCGGGCGGCTCCGTGAAATGCCGCTGCCCGTTGTCGATCTGCACCGACCGCACGTTGGTACCGTGCATGTCGCCATAGACGTCCAGGATTCCGGATAGCCGGATAGCCTCAGACGTCTCGTTTGCTTGTTTGCGCGTCGCGGCATATACGTCGATCTGCAACCGCGTTGATGCCATGCCTGTCTTGCTGCCGCGAATGTTGTCGCCGTGGCTGGTACTAATCCTGCGATAGCTGATCGCCGGCACCGCTGATCCTTGCGGCAAAATATCTGGATTGATTCGGTCAGCAACCAGGTCCGTCACCGGAGTTTTTGATAGCAGGAACGTCACCAGTGATTCTTCGAGGCTTGCCATTTATCTGCGACTCCTCACGGCACTAGCAATCTTGCTGTCAACTTTTTTCCGCATGCCGCTAATAAAAGCACTGGCCTGCTGCGATTTCGTTTCGTCGAATGCTTGTCGCTGAAAATCATTGGCCTTGGCAACACGCTTGCCCGTTCGCTTGCCCCATAGCACCTGCTCGCGGTCTACTCGTTTCATGGGCGAAACAAAGTGCCCCTTATTGCCACCTGGCCACTGGAATCCAATCAACACACTTGCCGTGCGATTCTTCGGTCGCAAAACTTTCACGCCAATATTATCCGCCAGTGGCGATTCACCGGCGCGTGATTGTGCGGTCTTCTTGCTCCACTTTTTCGTTGATCCGCTAGAACTACTGCGCGGCGTAAGATCCCGCATTCGCTTGGCCACGACTTCACCAGCCGGTCGCAATCCGCCCTCGAATGCAGCGGACTGCATCAATCCAGGCAACTGCTCAAGCACCCTGTTGATTTGATCCAATGCCGCTGCGTCGAATGTCAAGGCAATCACGCTGCCACCGCCTTGCACATTAGCTCTAGATACCTTCGCCCACCGTCGACCGGCTTGACCAGCGTGATGCCAAATATCTGCCCGCCAAACACGATCCGCTGAGTCGAATCGTAGCCATCACGAAATCGCACCACGAAAACAGCAACGATATTTTCGGCAAGCTGCGATCCTCGGTAAGCAGTCCCGCCGCCCGTGAAACTGTAGGCCGCTGGTTCATTCTTCAACCGGTCATTCCATGTCGGTACCGCCTGGCCAGTCGAATCCCGCGTGGCAACCAACGACTGCACGTGGATTCGATGACGCATTGCACCAACGCGGAAATTTTTACCGGGTCGCCAAGTCACGGGTACGTCGACCTCATCATCTTACGA